CAATTAAATACACGGCATATTGAGTACTCGCTGCAATCGTGCCAGTGTCCAATCCATTAACACCATTAACAGCGGAGTTAATAAACAAACCTGGTTGATAACCATTAAAAAGCTGTGCTGGATTATCAATACCAAAATAGTTTTGAAGTCCGACAACCATGTCAATGCTGTTGGTTGAATCGCGAGCAGCACCAGGAGCAACACAAACGACCGTAGCAGCCGTTGGAGTCGCAGCCGACAATTGAAGCCCTTGTACGTACAAATGCGGTAAGGCATAAATGGTTTCATTTTGAATTTGAGCTGTAGCCATTTTCATAATCCTCTTAAAATGAGTTAAATGAGGGCATACGCCCTCACCGACAATTAACCTTGAGATAACGGAATGACGTAGCGCATTGAGTATTCAGGAACAATCACTGAGCCGTGCGTTTCGTCATAAATCATGCCTGTTTGGTTTTGACCGAATAGAGAACCGTAGGTCAAACGCATAGACACTCCTGTATCATCGTCATACTCATTAGCCGTATCGTAAGGACTTTGTTCTGGCAGCTGAGGCATAGCCAAATAGAACGCATCACCACCCAAAATACCGCCGCATCGGTGAGACTGAACGCCAAGAATTTGCATTCCAGCCGCGATTGGATTATTCAGGTTTTGATTTTGGCCACCAGCCCAATTTAATGCAGGAGTGATGTTAATGGTAACAACGCCAGCGGAGTTGGCAGCAGCATTAGCCGTCGCACGAAATTGAACCTGATTAGCGCTTGGGAAATGACCAATGAAGGTTAAATAGCGCATGTTTGGCTGACCAGAAACACCGTCTTGGAAGCTGAATAAGTCGCCAGAGAACACAGCGTTCGCATCACTGGCGGTAGCGCCACTTACCGTTATTTGAGTGACGTTTTGTCCTGTAGGGTCATTAGTGCTGACTACAGTCAAGGTTTGTTGATTAACACCAGTATCACCAGATACGTGAATTGGCATTAAGTTTGACTGGTAGTAGCTTACCAATGGAGTACCGAAATCCCCAATTTCCCATGACATAGCGATTTCATCGTTACGATGTGGAACGAATTGGTTTAGACCATTACCCACAACAGCAGGAACCACAGTATCAGGAAGGTAAACCTTAATACCCTCGGCGACAGAGCCGTAGTTCTTGAAGAACATGATGGCTTGCGCTAATTGTTGGTATGAAGTTAATGCTGTAGAACCATTGCCGAAGTAACGATATGGGCCTGAAAAAGTGTTTAGAGTGCCATCTAATTGACTGGTTACAGCAGACGCCCAGTTAAGAGCAACGTTGCCTTCGACTTGAGTTGCCAATTCAGCAATAAAGCTCTTTCCGAACTCACGCATATAATCTTCTTCCCCTTTTTCCAAGTTGAAGATACGTTGTTGTGAGGTTACGGCAAAAGAACTGTTATTAGCTTGATCACATACCAGTTGTTGTACTCTTTGAACCGCAGGTTGGAAAGCCGCAACAAGTCCAGCAGTTGTCGTAGCACGCGGAGGTAAATCGAAAGTAACAGTAGAACCTAAATTGGCCTGAATTTTGTCGAAATCTTTAAATTTTGTATTCGCTGTACTAATGTGACAGCATAAGTTTTGTAACAATGCCAGACCTGACCTCTGATAGGTTTGTACGGTCTGTAAAATATTATTGGGGAAAACAGCCATGTTAGTAACTCCTAACTTTAATCCATTAAGTTAGGACTCAGGAAATAGAATACCTGCCTACGCTTTATACTTCATTTTCAAATCTCTCATAGACAAAGTATTACCTGAATCCGTTCCGGTATTAGAAGGTCTTTGTTGAGATAAAGGGCTATTGGCATGTTTCATCTGTGAGGTGGCGTCGTTTGCCTTGATAGAGTCTGACAAACGTTTAATCTCATAAATGGCATCTTGAGGATTGAGAGAGCATAATTGCTCTATTTGGCCTAACTTAGACCGATGTTTAGCTAAGTCATATAGGACGTCATGGGAATTATCCACATATTCGGCTAGAAGCTGAACGACATTCGGATAGTATCTCATGTCGACATTGTTTGTGACGGCCTCAAAATCCTCATACTTATCTTTCCCAGGGGCAATCTTTTCTTTGTAACTGTTAACAATGCGCTGCGCTATATCGGCATCCGCTTTCTCTTGGGCTTCACGAGTCCATTGATCGCGTTGACGAGTTAGTTCTTCGCTGGTTAACCGCTTAACATCATCTTCCGACAATGATTTAGCGCTTTGAACGTGATTTGACTGCGGTGTTTGCTGAGCATATTGACTTTGTTGTTGCCTTTTAAAGCTTTCAACCGCATCATGCTTTGCTCGTCCTACAATCTCATTAAGTTCTGATTGCTTAAAAATACGCTCTTGAGCTTGTTGAGCAGTCTCTTGTCCCTGAGCCTGATTAGTATCAGACGCGTTATCCATAACGCTTTGTTCCATAACATTCCCTTCCAGCTATTTCCCCGCCACGGTAATACCCTGAACTTACGATTGCAGGTCTTCGGATTATTACGCCATCACGCTAAAAACATTCCCCGCATAACGCGCGGGTCTCGTGTGAAAGTTGCAGTCCATTGCACCATTTGCGAATTTCACAAGTCGACTTTAGCCGCTTAAAGGTTATTGAACAACATGTTATCTCCCTATCGGTGAATGAATCTTAGCTTGTAGTACATATAGGTAATTAAGTAACTGGAATAGATAAAAGGAATGAAATATTATGAATGAGCTATTTATGATAATTAAGGATAATTATGCTTATAGTTGATGGCGTGAAATATATAACCGAAAAAGAAATAGCGTCTCGCTATGGATTATCTGTCTCATGGTTTAGAAAAGCGCGATATGCTAAAAAATGTCCCAGCCATTGTACGCTTAATGGCAAGGTGTTTTACGATCCTGAGTTGGTACAAATATGGTTTAAAGATAATCTAAAGATAATTAAATGAAATTCTGGGCTTATTAAAAAGGAAGAAAAATAAAGCCCAGAAAGTTTGTAACACTTATAAAACTGAATAACCAATTAATAATGTGCCATTTAAAGCGGTTGCAGCAGTGTTGTTATAAATGGTTAGCGTACTGGTACCGCTTCCTGCTGTTGCCTTCAATGTAATGTTTTCAGTAGTATTGGTTCCACCCATTATTGTGAGCAAAATAACAGAAGAGGTAGTAATCAACGTGTTTGTCCAGGTTATCGCATAACTAGCACCACCTGCTGTCGATAATGAAGAGGTCGTAATAACGCCAGCATTACCACTAGCAGTTACGGCATTCCCAGCTTCCGTGCCATTGGCTTTTACTAAGGTGATTTGACCCGCTCCAGTCAAGACATTGGCTGCGTTGTTAAGCATTACAGCGGTAGATGCAATTCCAGCATCTTGGACTGTTCCTGTAACATCAACAAAGCTTGCCAAATGTCCTACAGTTGGAGCAGCGGACAACATAACTACATTGGTTTTCGCAGCGTTTGATGGCAGATAACCAGAGTCTTTGATTTGACCTGTAGTTCCGTTAAACACTGCAAAATCACCGGAAACAACAGGCAGTAAAACATTCCCTGGACTTACAGTCTCTACCAAAGTGATTACACCACTATTGCTTATACTTACAGTAAATACGCCATAAGTCCCTACTTTGGTGACATTGTTAAAGCTATATAACACTTGTAAAACATCGGTAGAGGCAATTGGATTAGATTCAAGATTAACTGAATTAAGGTATCCAGCAGCAGTAATTGTCGCCAGATTATCACCAAAAACGGCAAATTTTTGATTTGGAAATACTCCTACCATCCCAGGCTGTTGAATTGGTAATTGATAAATTGTTGTCATGGCTTATCCTTAAGCTTTACGTGGCGTTAGAACATCGTTACGCTTCCAGTTGGATTGACTTGGTATGTTTTTACCCATCTTTCCATTGTGGCCTTCGGTATCTGCGCGAGTAGTATCGCCTTTACGCTGTTTAACTCTCTCAATACCCTGTTGATGATTTTCCTTAACCATTCGATTATCAATCATTCCTTCCATCGGTTTGTATTTACTCATTTTAATGTCCTTATTAAATGATTAAGTTCTAAAATATACTGTAAGAGTTTTCGTCTATCTGGCCATCACCACCATAACTTCTGCAATTGTAATTTTTAAGGCTATCTCTAAATTCATTGGGTAATTTTGATTCAAGTTGACGGTCTAATTGCTTTGTCTGCCAATTAATAAATGTTTTGTTGCACTTTCTGAGCTTGGTCTTTTTAACCTCAGGCTGTTCCTCATCTAAAGAATCATTCTTCATTTTTTTAACTTCCCTAATGTTTTAGCAAGTGAAACTTCCTTGCGGATTGTGGGATTCTTGCTTTTAGCGGCTTTAGCCATTTTTTTGGTAGGGATTTTTTTGCCTTCTGGAACGCCTAATTCACGATGTAGTTTTCCTTTGTGTTTTATAGCGCCTTTAATCCACTTCTCAGCCATTTTATGCTCCTTGCGATATCTTGGCAACATCGTCAGCAATAGCGCTGCCTGCGGCACTTACTGCGTCGTTTGTAAGGGATCCCACCAGATTTAATGAAGGCTCTAATATGGCAATCGCTTTTGGTGACTTTGCCTCTAAAAGAGACTCAATCTTAGAAATCAAAAGTTGAGCTTCTTTTTCAACCTGAGCAACTATTTCAGGTTCTTCCTGAATTAATAAGTTTTCAAGAAGAGTTAGTAAATGACTACCAATAAATGTAAATAGCATTTGCATAATTAACAATCCCTTTTCATGCTTATTTTCTTTTTCATATCTTTTTTAAGATTCGATTTAGGTTTTACCGCAGGAACTGTATCGCCAACAATACGCTCTTTGGTTTCTTTGCGCCGTGTCTTGTTAGTGTCTTTGGCAACGGGTTTGACCGATTTTTCAACAGATTTAAAGGCTTTTTTCGTTACTTTTTCGCCACGCCTGTCATAAGGGTCTTTATCTATGGCGTTGTTTCTTTCTTTTTTTCGTTCTCTATCCATTTTTCCATGCGCTCCAAGCGGTGATGAATTGCCTGTAGTGAGTCAACCAGACATTGCGTTGCCTGATTAAATTCGGCTTCAGACACTTTCATAATTTCAATTGCAGCATTTAGCCTGCTTTCCAAGTCATTCATTTCATGCAGTCTTTTTTAATTTTCTTTTTCATCATCTTCATATCTTCACGGGCGTCCATGTGTTTTTCCATTTTTTTGGCACGAGATTTAATGTCTTTTTTCTTCATCTTCATTTTTTCTTCCCCTTCTTTTTACCTTGTTTTGCTTCTGAGAACGCAATCGCTATGGCCTGATTGCGTGGTTTTTTTGCATTCATTTCTGTCGCAATATTCTCACCGAATTTTTTAGTGCCTGATTTTGCACCTTTATTTAATGGCATCGCTGTTCCTATTTCTTATTAGCCCAAACGGTTTCATACAAACCACGGCGTTCAGCAGGGTTCGCACCATCCATATGCTTTCGCACTTGGTTCTCGAGCTGGCAATCATTGAGCTTGTAGGTCTTTTTAAGTTCGCTTGGAGTGGCATCTCTTAAATCATTCCACCTTATTTTGCTCATTTTTATCTCCATTATTTAATGATTTTTGTAAATACTTAATAAAATCCTGGATGTCTTCATCTGAAAATGACATTGCATCATAAGGCTGATTATATTCTTTTTGCTCACAAACAAAAGAAAACCCCCCGGCAATAGGTGAATCAAAAGATATTCCAGTTTTCATTTTATCTTCTACAAATAATTTGCCAACTGATACGAGTAATTTATGCATGATGTCTTTTTTCCTTTGGTTTTTCATGTATTTTATGATGAGTTTCTATTTTTTCCTTGATATGCCGGTGATTCATATCTTTGTTTTTAAGTTGTAAATCGACCTGCTTTGCAAAACGCTCAGTCATTGCCTTCACTATCTGTACATTAGCAGATTGTTGGCCTAACCGTAAATCTGCGAGCACTTTTCTCTCATCCTGTTGTAATTTAGCCATATCAATCGCAAACTTCTGCTGATTGGCCTGTCCCTGTTGCTGTAATTTAGCCATATCAACCTGTGCTTTGATTGCCGCAGGATTTTGTTGCGCCTGTTGTTGTGCGGCCTGTTTCTCCTGTTGATATTCCTGTAACCATTCATCAGTAAGTGATTTAAGTTGCTCAACCCCTTTTCCTTCCATATTATCCAATACAAAGTTCAAGCCTTTCTCAGCAATAAATTGCGCAAATAATGGTGACATACCCATCATCTCTTTGACCATCATAATAGTTCTTGATTTCTGTACCTGGAAACTTGCTCCGGCTTTAACTGTTACATTCATAACATTGGTATCAAAGTCCATTGGTATGCCTTGCGGCTGATTAATTCTGACAAATTGCCGTTTTCCATCTTCGTCTAATATCGGTATTGAGCGAGAAGTTGTAAAGTATTTGGGCATTAGGTTTAAATAGATTTCAGCGACTCTTTGAAATCCCTGTAAGCACCCTACAATATAAGGCATAGCGGTAGCATTTGACTGGCTTGCAGCCTCGACTATAGCAATTCCTGAGAGCTGATTATTATTAATACCAAGACTAGCATCATAAGAGCCAAGTACATTTTGTATAAGGGAATCAGCTCCTGTAAAAGCCTGTGCAATTTCAGGAGGAGCAGGAATGCGGTTGACTTCACGGATTGGATTAGCAATTGGCATCTCGGGATTAGATTCATGTACAGAATTGTAGACAAGAACTGATTCTTTTTGAGTATCCTTGTAAGCCTGTAAAAACTCCTCCTCTTTAGGTAAAGCCTCTTTTGCCACCATGAACTTATGCTGTACCGTATTTTCGATTTCATTCGCCCATGAAATACCCGCATAGTTTTTAAGGCGTTGCGCACCTTTGGCATGATAAACATACGGTCTTGTTACCTGTCAAAGGTGCGCAACGCCTTAAAAACTATGCGGGTATTTC